ACTTATGCCAGTCTCTACACGTATCAAAGCGCAAAATATCAAATTCCTAATCGCGGATACAGAGTACGCTTGCGATGCAACTATGGTCGAGTTGACTTTGGGTGATGCTCCTGGCGATGTCCAAACCTTCTGTGAGGACAGAGTAGGAGGTCAGTGGGCTCTAGCTCTAGAGGGCATAACTTCTGGCGATACTGCTTCGCTCTATCGTGTCCTTTGGTCTAACTTTGGAACAACAGCCATTTTCGTAATTGCTCCAAATGGCAACGAAGTGGCTACTGCTTCTGAACCTCATTATTCAGGGGTTGTCAAGTTCAATCAAATTCCACCTTTGTCGCTAAATAGTAATGAAACTTCTAAGTTCGCTGTGACACTAGAAGTAGTCGGTACTCCTAATACTCCTGCTTCAGATGTTTATTATGGTGTGACAGTGGTCACGGAGTAAAAATGCGTGATGCAGGGATCAAGGTCACCAACCTTAGGGAGATCAACCGCGCTCTAAAGAATGTTGGAGCTCCTAAGGAAGCTGTGAAGGATGCCGGTAAAGAAGCCGGCGAACTTGTAGCTAATGAAGCAAGGTCCTTGGTCCCAGTTCGCTCAGGCAGGCTCAGGGACAGTATTAGAATAGGTGCAACAGCCAGGGGAAAAATAACTATTATGGCTGGTAATAACAGGACTACTAAAAGTGCCGTTCCCTATGCTAATCCGATTCACTGGGGTTGGTCTAAAAGACACATAGCGCCTCAGCCTTTTTTTGTAAAGGCTCTGGGCTACACTAGAAAAGAAATCTACGACACTTATTTCACTCAGGTGGAAAAGCTAATCACAGAAGAATACCAACGAACTGGAAAGATGTAACGCAGATGATAAATTTCAACGATATGAAACTAGGCGAAATAGAGGAAGTAGAACTTTTATCAGGCAAAAGCCTAGATGCTATGTTCGAAAAAGGGATGCCCAAAGGTAGATCACTTAGGGCTCTTTACTTTGTAGCTATGAAAAGAGATAACCCAGAATACAAGTTTGAAGATACGGCAAACATCACTCAATCAGTCGCCCTAAAATTGGTAGGCGGTATTGACCCAAAAGCGATAGGCTAAAAGAAGCTCATGCTAAGGACATGGCGGTTTTTGTAATTGCAACAGGAATACAGCCTAGCGAATATCGACAACTGACCATGATTGAGCAGTTAGCTTTTCTAAAGTTATTGAATCGAGGTGAAGAATGAGCTTAGCGCTAAAAGTAGAGATACTTGGAGAGTACAAGAATCTTGCCAAGGCTACTAAGGGAGCTCAAGGCTCTTTCGATAAGCTAGGAAAAAACTTCGCAAAGATCGGCAAGAATATCGCCAAGGTAACTGCCGGTATTGGAATTGGTTTAGGTGTAGCTGTTGCCTCACAGATCAAACCTGCAATAGATGCGGCTAGCAATCTTGCAGAAGCCACTAACGCCGTAGAGGTTTCTTTCGGCAAAGCGGCAGATGGAATTTATAAATTAGGTGAAAACGCTGCTCGAGGACTAGGGCTTTCAAACACAGAACTCTATGGAATTAGCGTTCAGTTTTCATCATTCGCTAAGACAATCGCAGGCGAGGGTGGCAACGTAGTAGGGGTTATCGATGATATCTCTACACGCGGAGCAGACTTCGCTTCAGTTTATAACATCACTGTGCCTGAGGCTCTAGCCAAATTCCAGTCAGGTCTTGCCGGCTCGAGCGAGCCACTTAGAGCCTACGGCATAAATCTAAGTGCAACGGCAGTAGAAGCATACGCCCTAGAAGCAAGCATAATAAAACAGGGCGAAGCTATGACTAATGATCAAAAAATCTTAGCGGCTTATGAGTCCCTTATGTATCAGACAAGCAAGACCCAGGGAGATTATGCTAATACGTCTGATTCGGTTGCGAACCAGCAGAAAAGACTCACGGCAACACTGGAAGAAACACGCGCAGAAATGGGCGAAAAATTCCTGCCAATTATGCAAGATGTCCAGTCATACATTCTAGAGACGGTTATCCCAGCGCTTCAAGATTTTTGGGAGGCTATCATCGACCCTAGCGGTGAGGCTCAAACTCAGATTAAAGCTATTGGAGATGCTATCGATGTCTTTGCCTCGACCTTCAACATAGCTTCGGGGAAAGTAACTTCTGACCAGATTTTCAACTTTATAGGCGATGGAGTGGTGAAAGCGGTAAAAGCTCTGACATTCCTTAGCGTGTTTGCTCAGGAGACTTTCGAAGGTTTGGCGCTTCTACTGGGTGGTCCAGACTCTAGATTCAATAGCAACATCGAGCAGAAGTTTGCAGGACTACAGCAGTTGGCAGGGGCAAGGCTAAAGGCTGTCGCGGCTGCAGATCAAATAAAGCTAGCAACCGATAGTACGGCAGGCAGGGCAGAAAACAGAAGGCAGCAGCGACTGAATCCAGAAAACCCGGCAAACAGAGAAAAGTTTGATCAGTTTGGAAACCAAATAGTTATCAATATCAACCGCGCCAGGGTAGACGGTCAGCAGCTCATAAATGAAATAAATCAAACCCTGAAAAATCAGGGCGGCAGAAGGCTGCTTAGATGACAACTGTCCCTAACTTCGATATTGAAAACGATCTTAGGGTTGAGTTCTTTCTGCCCGATAGCTCGGATAATGCTTTCATTATTGGGATCAGCACTTTGGGTAGCTCAGCAGTGCTTTCCAGCGGAAATCTATTTGTGATCAATGAGAGCCTTTTAGGTGGCGAAAACGTTCTAGGCGGCGGCGGAGCTCAGGCGTTTACCTGGCAAAACCTGTCCTGCACAGTCAATAAGGCTTTAGTAGAAAATGGTGGTTCTATTCAGGATCAGCTTTATTTTCAACCTGGTCCGGCGGCAGCCATTCTCACGTTGCAGACTTATGCTTATGACCCTTCCAATAATTCATCATTTCGCCCTGGCGTTCCGGTGAGAATAAAGCTAGTAAAAGATCCAGTGGATAAGATTATTTGGAGCGGAGTCATAGACAGTATCAGCGGCTCCTACACCATAGACGGAAAGAACTTGCTACAGGTGACAGCCTATGACTCCCTGAAGCAGCTTCTGAATACTCGCATACCTGAATTTGATTCTTCTAACGCAGAAGGCTACGTATCGCCACTAGAGCAACTAGAGCTCATAGCTACTCAGTTCGGGACTAGCATTAGCGCTCTGAGCAAGCCGGCAGCAGGCAGGATACCTTCGCAAACACTGACGCAGGTAATCCCTTCTGAGCTTATTTTAGAAGCTATACAGGTAGGGCTAGGACTGTTCTGGATTGACGCAGCTAGTCAAGAGTTCGTATTTATCCCTAGACCGGATCCAAGTATTCTGCCAGATTTTCCAGTCGGCGCTGGCTATTTCACTTTAGGTAGCTCAGAGATAGGCGGTATAGATGTATTAGGATCCGGTGAAATAGTTTACACAATCGGGAATAATCACAATAAGCGGTATCACTTGTGCATGACAGATATCAGCACCCTGTCTAGCAGCGATGAAGTGTTCAATTCTCTTAGGGTTGATCTGAAGTCAGACTCGGACACGTTTGTACTTCAAGAAAATCCAGATTCGATTTCTCTATACGGCACCTACGCCAAAGATGTTAGCCTGAATACAACAGACATAGCAGAGCTAGAGCGTTGGGCCAATTTGGTCTACAACCAATCTCCAACTGATTTAGTGCAAAATATCGAGACCCTAACATTAGATCGATTAGGCAATCTGACAGAGGCAGCATTTCTTCTCCCAGGTGAACTAATCGGAGTGAATTTCTCTCAGGACAGCTTAGAGATTTTGGACTACTACACAATGGTAAAAGTGAGTCATTACATTGATTCAGACACTTGGCTAACTACACTAGACCTATGGAAAGAAGCATAATATGAGCTATAAAGTATTCGCGAACGGCAACTCACTGCCTGCCTCAGACATAAATAACAATCTAATGAATCAGGCAATCGCTGTCTTTACTGACGCTACTGCTAGAGATGCTGCTATCACTCTCCCAGTTAACGGTCAGTTTTCCTACTTGACGGGAACAAGCAATCTCACTAAGTACACAGGGGCAGCCTGGGAAGATGCTATTCCTAGCTCAGGGGATATTGGTTCAGTTATAGCCGGTACTGCTCTAACAGGTGGAGGAACAAGCGGCGATGTAACCCTAAACGTAGACCTAGAAGCCACTACAGCAGCAGCGGGAATAGCAATCTTTGTCACAGACGCAACAACTGCCCGAACGATTACCTCAGCAGCAGACCAAGGTAAGACGCTTCAATTTACAAGTGGTTCCGCAACCGTCGTCACAGTCAACTCAAGCAGCGATTTTACAGTTGGCTCAAGGGTTGATATCATCGCCGACGGCGCAGGTGAGCTAACGGTAGCCGCAAGCGGTGCAACAATCAAGGCGGCAGAAGTATCAACAACAACAGGCAGTTTTACAGTCGGCGCTCAGTATTCAGCAGCGACACTTCTTTGTGTAGCAACTGACGAGTATCGGCTAATTGGGAACATCGAGGCGGTGTAAATGAGCTTTATGTTATTAGGAATACTAAATTCGCAAGCTGTTGGCGGTGAGCTTTATGTCGCTGTTGGTCGGTCAGGAACGTTAAGCACCTCGCCCGATGGCATCGATTGGACTAGTCGAACATCAGGGTTCGGGTCTAGCTTCATCCAAGGCGTGACGTTCGGGGATGGTCTGTATGTTGCTGGCGGTAGCTCAGGAACGTTAAGCACCTCGCCCGATGGCATAACTTGGACTAGTCGAACATCAGGGTTTGGGTCTAGTTCTATTAATGACGTGACGTTCGGCTAACAGAAAGAGAAAACAATGACAAGATACCGCTTTGAAATTGACACCGACAACGAAATTAGAATTTGGGACAGCGAAAACCCAAACGACAGTGGCGCACCCTTTTTATTCCAACCTGACTGGCCAGACGTAACCCCCTGGGAGTCCGCAACACAAGCAACCGATTGGGCTGAGGTATTTATAGCTTCACTAGTTGACCCTGAAAGCCAATTTGTTGCAGGGAATTCACCAGATACTCACCCGTCTTTGCGACCAGAGCCAGAACCAGCGCCTGAGTAATGTCAGAGCAGATACCTAGAAGCAGCACTCAGCAGCAGCTACTAATAAAGCTAGTAGGTGACATGGCGGAGGTAAAAGCCGGGTTCAAGATGCTGCAAGATCATGAGGAAAGAATCAGGGAGCTCGAAAAAGCTCGATGGCAAACTGCTTGGATTACAGCGTTTTCTTCTGCTGCTCTCACAGCGCTAGCAGTAACTATCGTTTCCCAGGTGATTGTATGAGGTACCCACTTCCTAAAAGCAGCATCACAGCACGCTACGGAGCTACAGCCAACAGGGAAACGCCTCATAGGGGATTAGACCTTACCGGTAATTGGATCACAGCGCCGGCAACAGGGACAATAGTCCTAAACACGTGGAGCGACTGCCTTGGTTGGTGCCTAGTTCTAAGGTTCTGGCATGACGGCAAAAACCGACCTATGTACCTGGGCTTCGCTCACCTGAAGGTAAAGAGTAAGCACAAAGTAGGTACCAAAATTTGGGAAGGTAATAAGTGGTTTGCCAAAACAGGCGATACCGGGACCTGCTCACGCGGTAGGCACCTTCATCTTACCTACGGAGACACACCGAAGCACATTTTTTATGGTCGCACATTCGATCCAGAAGCATTACTTGAAAGGTACGCACAATGAAATTCACACCTAGGATCCGCAAAGCTATTTACGCAGCAGTAGCAGGGATTGTACCCTTGCTAGTCATAGCAGGACTAATTACAGGAGAGCAGTCTCAGCAGGTGCTATCAAGTGTTGCAGCAGCCCTGGCGTTCTTTGCTTCTGTTATGGCTGTCAAGAACACCTCGGACAACAACCCTCAGGGAGATTTTGAAGATCCAGATTATGAGGATGTAACAGAAGGCGTTCAGCCGCCTCATATCCCAGGGGTCTAAAAACGTCTTTTTCAAAACACTTTTTCTAAGAGCAAGTCAGAAAAACATTTTTTATTCACCAACTCCAAAAAACTTTATTTCTGAGGGTAGTTCAACTTTGGAAAAATCTGTAGTTTATAAACTGCTTTTAGGTGCCCTACAGCCCAGTAAACACGCGGGTTCCCGGCTTTTCTAAACTCTAAATGTGCTTGAATTACAAAAAAGAACGCCAAAAAGTCAATTAGCCCTAAAAAATAGTTTAGGAATTAGAGAGGATACTGAGATAGAAAACAATGGCGAGCGCCGACAAAGCGCTAGAAATAAAGTTTAGCTTTCAACTGCAACCAGCGATCTCCTTTTTAGGCAGCCTGACAGCGCTTATACGGATTCGGCGCTCGCAAAAGGGTAAAGTGGCTTATAAGAGCTAGGCACACGCCTCAGACACCATAGAAAGGACTCCACGATGGGCTTCATGGACAACTACGAGCCGGTATCAGACAGAATAGCCAAGTTTTGGGACAAATACCCCAACGGCAGGATCCACACTGAGATAAAACTGATCAACGAACTCGAAATAGTCATAATGGCTAGCGTATTCACTGATCGCGAGGACATGAGACCGGCAGCGATTGACTTCGCTCAGGAAACTAGGGGCTCTAGCAACATAAACAAGACCAGCTTTATCGAGAATTGCAGCACCTCAGCTATTGGCAGGGCC